TTCGGTCGGCAGAACGATCGGACTGGTTTCGATCGGGTGCGTTATGCTGACCTCTCGCTCGACGAACTTCGCGGGGGCCACATCAGCGGCGGCAGGTTTGACCAGGCCGGCGTTGGCTTCAAGCGCCGCTACGCGCTTTTTCAGCGCCTCTAGCTCCGCCAAGATCGTATCGTCTCTCATTTGCTTCCTTCTCCTTCACGATTCTTGCGGGCCGCTTCGATGATCTGTGCAGCAAGACTGCCACGAGGCGGCGGGGGAATCTCATGGCCGCCAGCACGGGCAAGGGCGGAGGCATCGAGACATTGCTTGGCGAGACCAGTCGGCGCAGGAACACGACCGCCGGCATCCGCAAGGGCCTTGGCATCCAGAAATCGCTGCGCCTGTGCCTCTGGCGAATTGGCTCGCGCCACGGCGGCTTTCACGGCGCGCAAGATTTCCTCGTACACACCTGCGTGACCCGAAAGTCCTGAAGCGTCGGAAATCTCGCGCGCTTTTAACTCGGGATCGATAGATGCATAGGCCTGCGGCGGCATTGCAGCTAGCGCTGACTTGACGGCGGCTAGCGTCTCTTGCTGTTGACGAGCGAGCGCTGCAGCATCGACGATCTGGCGAGCAGTTGTGAGGAGAGATTTTAGTTCATCAAATTCCGCTGCGCGGCGCTCACGGTTCGCTTCATCGATTTTAGCTTCGCGCGCCGGCACTCGCTCGTAGCGCGCTCGCTGCTGCGCTACATGGGCAAAGACGTTTTTCGGAAGTCCAAACGACATCGCGAATTCCTCTTCAGGTGAACCATTTGGTTCACCTGTGTGAGTCGCAAGCCTAATTCATCGAAAGGCGAAATAGAGGCCCTCACATTCCACACATTCCACACGTTCCATAGGTTCCACACGTTCCACAGGTTCCACAGGTTCCAAACAATTCGGGAGCTACGAATTCAGTTGCTCAATAAAAAACTCCATCACGTCTGGCAGCCGCACGAAATACTTACCTTTGTATAGCCGCATGACAAATTTCCCAGCATCTCCATAGCGCCGAAGGCTTTCAACGCTGTAGCCGACTTGATGGGCAGCTTCTTTCAATTTCACCCATCCTTGCTCGGCGGGCGGCTTCTTTCTTGGCTTCTTTTCAAGTCGCATGCCAACTTCGATAATTTGATCTCTTTGCTCAATGAGCTTCCTTAGCATCGCGGCAAATACCGGCTCTAATCGCACACAAACCGCATCAACGATGTGATCAAAAACCTCAGCATCCATGTTAAGCGGCTTCCGCGAAGTTCGCGGAAGCTCGTTAGTAGTGGTGGCTGCCTCGTCGAGCTTTTCGACCCGTTCGGCCGGAGTCGGCAGCTCGCTAAATCGCGGTTTAATCGCGGCGCGCTCTGCAGCACTGGCTGGGGAAGTGATGTTTTTGCGAATAGGAATCATCAGCGGATTGCATCGCGGGCTTTTTCGGCAGCGAAGCGCCCGCGCGCCTGGCTGTCGCACTTTGACGCGCGAATTTTGCACCAGATCAGAAATTGCTCCGGATCAATCATGGCGCGGATGGCTGGTACGCCGCTTGCCGCGATCCTGCGTTCCACTGCTTCCGCTCTGTGCAACCAATCGTCATAGACTTCCGGGAATCTTTCACCATCGGCCATGATTTTGCAGATGCGCGGATAGTCCTCGCGCCCATACCACGGAATTCCCATCGCGCTGATGCGCCCAGTCTCGCCGATCGCTTGTTGTTTAGTGGCCATTGGGGATCACCTCGGCAACATCTCTGCGAGCGATCTTTTGCGAGGCTGGGCCTGGCGTATAGTGACACCACCGCTGTCGTTTGGTGCGGCACTGAGCAAATCTTCCAGATCCGCCTGCGGAGCGCCCTGCGCCGCTTCGCGCTCGGCTTCCAACTTCGCCCAGCTCACATCCGACATTCCGTAAACGCCGTACTTGATGGCGGCGCCGGTCGCCTGCACCAACGTATCGAGCGCCTCGTTGTCCTGGCGATCATCCTTTTCCCAGCGATAGGTGGTGAAGCCGTAGCGGGTATGCGGCACCCGCCGCTCCGCCGTCAGCTCCTGAAAATATTCATCCTCGAGGCCGGATGGAAACGAGACATAGCCGACCGCCAGCGGATCATCCTTGGCGAGATCGCGATAGAGCGCCATTTTCAGGATCGAGACGCCGAGATTGTAGAAGCGGCGCGAATATTTTCGCAGTAAGCCGGTCTTCTCGTTGCGCTCGCGCTTCACCAACGCCAGGCGCGGGGCGGAATCCTCGCCGCGGCCGCGCACCATGATCACTTTCGACGCCGGATGCCGGCGCACAAAGCTCCAGACATCCTCGGTCCAGGCGTTGCCGTCGATCGCCGCCCGATCGATGCCGAGCGACTTGCCGGCGACGTTGATCCATTGCTTGGCCAGCACAAGGTCGAGATTGCGCTGGCAATCGGGATCCGAGATGTGTCGATCGACAATGCCGTAGTCGATCACGTAGCGGCGATACTCGCGACCAAATCCTACGAGTTGCCACTCCACCCGATCACCTTGGCAATCGATCCCAAGCATAAGCAGGACCGCACCCGGCGGCACCCTGCCCCGCACATAGTGTGAGGCGGCCGCCCGATTTCGTAAGTCCTCCCACGGTGGCGCTTCACCTTGCGCCTTGTAGGCTTCGCCGACCGTTTCGTTGAGGAAGGACTTCTCTGCTGCCGGATCGCCCTTGGCCTTCAGCCATTCGCGGGCGATCAATTCCCACGATTGCAGATACGAGTAGGCCGACCAGATCCAGAATGACCGGTGGTAGCGCTTGGCCGCGGGGTTACGCGCGCGCCATTCGAAGCCGGCGAGCATTTTCGCTCGGTCGGTTTCGTGGATCTCACAGCCGCAGCCCTCGCAGACAAAATGCGCGAGCTCCGGATGATCGACATCGAGATGCCCCTGCATGTTGTCCCATTCGAGCACCTGCATGTGCTCGCAATGCGGACAGGGGACATAGGGATATTCCTGGCTGCCGGCTTCGAAGTTCTTAGTGATGCGGCACCCCGGCAGGATGAGCGGGGTGGAGATTTTCAAGATCTTGGCAAACTCATCGGAGCGCGAGCGATTGTCGGCTTGCTGCTCGGGATCGCCGGCGGGGTTTGGTTCCCATTTGCTGACATCGTCCTGCACCTGGCGGGACATCGTGACTTGCGAGAGCGAGGCCGGCGAATTTGCCCCGGAGATCAGGATGGCGCCGAGACCGTCAGCACGCTCCTTGAAAAGGATTGAATTGCCGCTGTCCCGCGATTTCTCGGGAAACAATCGCGCCAGCGTCGGCGTCCCGCGCAGCATCGGACTGAGTTTGAGTTTCGACCAACGGGATGCGTTGTCGTCGGTTGGATGCACGACCAGGATGTCGCGCGGATCCATGACCATCGAACCGCCGACGAAAATGTTGCCCACGACAGTCTTACCGACCTGGGCCGAGCCTTTCACAGTAACAAAGCGGCAAGGATCATCCGGCGACAGCGCGCGCAGGATCTCGTCGAAATAGGGAAACAGGTTGCGATTGTACGGACCGGGAAACCGGCTTTCACGTTCCGTGAAGACGATGTTGTCTTCGGCCCAGAACAAATAGTCGACCGGCGGCGGCGGTTCGATCGCCGCGATCATAGCCTCGAGCGCCAGGCGTTCCGGATTGGTGACCTGAATTTGCATTGTCATTCGATCGCAAGCGCGTCCTCGAGGACGGCTTCTGCTTGCTCGCCGACCTCGACCAGGGCAATCAACGGAACGCCATCAACGCCGCGGCGCAGCGCCTTGGCAGCGGAAGCTCTCACTTTGCGGAATTCTCCGCGGACAAGGTGCACCACGTCGCGCGGCGGCAGGTTGAAGGTCGCAGCGATCGTATTTGCAACCTCCGCTGCGGATCCCTCGAATATGGTCACGACCTGGGCGGCGATGCGCCCCATCTGTTGTCGTGCCAGGTCGGAATCTGTCAGCTTCCCAACTTTCTCGGCTTCCTCGCGCGCAGCTTTACGATTGAGCCGCTGCAGCTGCTCGAGCTTCTCGCGCTTGAGCTGCTCCTCGATCGGATCGGCAGGAGGGCCGACCTCCGAGACCGGCAATGGCTGATCGAGCCTGGTGGTAATGCCATTGCCGAAGCGCTGGGAGATATCAAGGTTGCGCTTGAGCTGCTGGCAGGCCACGGATACCCGGATGCGTGCGCATCGCCCTTCACCAACAAGTGCGTCACCGAATATTTTTTTCTCTGACAGAAATTGAGAAACGCGCCCGGCGCTCACGCCGATCAAGGAAGCAAAAGCGCTCTTGGTGACGATGTCGCCGCTCGTCTCGAAGGAGACGCCGCCAATCATCCCGCTACCGTTCTCCGGCTTCACGTTCACGCCTCACCAAATTACGATGTGGCGCGAGTATCGGAGCGCCGCGCCTCGAGCCAAGCAACAACATCGTCGTGCCGAAAACGGACAAGACGGCCGACGCGGATCACCGCGGGGCCACGGTTGCTCTCGAGCAGTTTAGTTAGACCCGAGACGGAGAGACCGAGGTAGCGCGCAAGCTCGGCCTTTCCGAAAAGTCGATCGACCGGCAATCCAGGGCCCGCGCGGCTCGTCGCGCCAGAATGAAGAAGCGTCATCGGTATGCCCTCATCGTGAACATTCGCACGTGAGGGATCTATAGGGTGCTTCGAGCAACCAGGTCACTGTACGAAAAGATTTTCTATGTTAAGGCCTTAATATTACGGGGCAATTAGTGACGCGAACCTGCCCGCAAACTGCGGGCAGCTTGCCCGCAAAATCCGACCCCATGTCGCGTTATATATCTGTTCGTTCCTAACGAATTTATTTTCCCGGCCAGGCGGCTGCCTCTCGGGCTTCAGCCTTCGCGAGCACCGAGGAGCTTTCGGAGCTGGTCGCCCCAACCGAGACGTACGAGCACTTGAATAAATCCGTTCAACAAACCGACATCGCCGAGAGCAACCGCGTTGAACGCCCCGTGCAGCGCATACGCTGACATTTTCAGCCACACCTGATCGTCACCATCAGCGGCGGCAATCAATTTCGGAGCCTCGCGGACAATCTTCCATCGCCTGTTATCGAGCACACCGATACGCGTGCCGCTAGGATCATCCGGGAAGCCGAGCGAGATCCCGGCGCCGTGCGGGAGAAGGGCGGCGGTGCTATCCTTGTGAAGGGCTGCGGCGGCGAGTTGCGCCGCGCGATTAGGCGCCTCTTTGCGCACTGTCGTCAGCATGTAAAATAGCGCGACTTCAAAGCGCCGCGGGGCGTCCCGCAGCGACACCGCGCCGCGCGGGCGGCGCCCGGCATAGCGCGGCCGGAAGATGCCTCTTTCCCTCGCCTCCTTGCGAGCCCGACTGACCATCAGCGCGACCTTTTCAGCGGAATGACTTCTCCGCTTGTTTGCTCCGCGGGGCCGCCCATCGCCGCCGCGAGCTGCGCGCCGATGGCGTCCGAGGCGCGGCGCGCGACGGTATCGCCAACGTGGGCATATTTCGCCGTGGTCGAGGCCTGGCGGTGACCCAGCAAGGCGCCGATCACCGGCAGGCCGAAGCCGACACCGACGCCGGTCGCGGCGTGGGTGTGGCGCAGCGTATGCAGCGTCACGCCGGCGAGCTCGGCATGGTTGACGACCTGGCGCCAAGGTTTCGCCAGGTCGGCACGCGGCTTCTCGTCTGCCGTGCCGGCGCGATCGCCGGCAATCACGAATTCGCCGAGCCGGATCCGCGACAGCTCGTCCAGCACCGTGAGCGCCGGCGCGTTGAGCAAAATGTCGCGGCGGCCGGTCTTGGAATCGTGCAAGGTGAAAAGGCCGCGCTCGAGATCGACATCCTCCCACCGCAGATGCAGGATCTCGCGCAGCCGGCAGCCGGTGAACAGCAATAACCGAATGGCGTTGGTTGCGAACGGCGAGACGATGATGCGGCGATTTTCCGGTTTGCGATTGTGCTTGGCGTTCGGCGCCGAGGCATCGATCTCGAACGGCAAGCCGACCGTTTCCGCCGCGGCGAGCGTCTCGGCCAGGCGCCCGAGCTCGGCGGTGGTCAGAAAGCGCTCCTTGCTCAGCTCGCGAAAGTGCGTGATGCCTTTTGCTGGATTGATGCCCTCCAATAATTTGTCGAGGCGCCCAGCCCAGGTGTAGAGGCCGGAAACTAGAGTCACCACGCGATTGGCCGTTGGCTCGGCAGTCTCGCCGATCGCCCGATGCAACCGCTCCAGGTCGGCGCGCGTGACATCGCTGGCGCGCTTGGAGCCCAGCCGAGGAATGATGTGATTTTCGAAGTAGTGCTCGTAGAGCTCCGCGGTGCGCGGCTTGCGCTTGGTCGAGATTTCCTCGCGCATGAACCGATCGGCGAGCTCCTCGATCGTCGCCGCCGTGCGCTGCTGGTGACGCTCGGCGGCGGGATCACCGCCAAGCGCGACCATGCCGGCCAGGCGCTTCGCCTGGCGCCGGGCCTTCTCCGGCGACAGGTCATCGGCCGGCGCCAGCGTCATGCGCCGTACGGCGGCGCGGCGGCCGCCGCCGGGGCGGAATTCGTAGGTCCACGATCGGGCGCCGGCCGGCGTCACGCGGACGCCGAGCTTGGCCACCACCGTGTCGTATTCGATATAGGTTTTGGCGCGCGGCTCGAGCGCGGCGATCGCGGCCTTGGTCAGCTTGCGCGGCATCGAACCTCCGACCGTCTAGTCAGGTGACTGCGGCCCTCGCGGCCTGCTCGTATCGTCACTATGTCGTCACGCCGTGGGGAAACGGCGGGTAAGAGCAGGAATCGCGGTAGCGCGAAAACGCGCGCCGCGCAAGGCTTTCGGGGGATAACCGGGCAGTGCGGGGAAGCGGGGGAAATCGCCCGATCTAAACTGGGGGACTGGGGGTCCCGAGTTCAAATCTCGGCGCTCCGACCAAAACGCTTAATGAAAACAAGGCCGGATCGCCCCCTCTGAGCTGCCCGCTGGGCACCCGTTTGCAAACCGTTTGCAAATTTGTTCGCCTGCCGTTCACGTTCTCACACGCGCTGCCCTCAAAACGTGCGCCCGGTATAGGTTGCCGAGCGCTGCGAGTAATTATATCGTTCACAACTCTGGGGGAGGGGTCAGAATGGCCACCGTCGGAATTGACGCGATCTTTGACGTGAAGGGAGCGACCCGCGCCGCTCGTTCGTACGCATTTCTCTATGCCGCGTTTAAACGTTCGGAAGTTACAGCGTCCCCAGTTCGGGACGCCGTTGATTGTCTCGTCCCTTTTATAATTCCTTATCTAAACAATATTTCAGGTCACCAAGTTGACTTTACAGCGAGCTATCGCCGAATCTTGGTGACGGACTGGGTCAGGCGGCAGCGGTTTGAGCTTGCGATCTGACGACCTCGATTCCGTC